ACAAAATAATACTACAATAGTAATAATTAAGGCAGTTATTAAACACAACACCCAATGGTGAATATGAATACAATTTTTTCCACCAAAGTAAACAATCATGTTAAAACCTATTTTTGGATTAGCACCTTCTTTTTCTGCACCAAAAATATAGAATAATGTAAACCCAACTATCACTCCAAATACAAAACTTATAAGATTCTTAATATCCATTTATTCTTTATAAACAATTATTGTTAAACAAATAAATTATAATTCATCTTTTTCAATATTAGCATTTCTTCTTCTGGGTATTCTTCACTTTCAATATCAAATAAATCAGTCTCATAAAATTTACAAGCTAATTCGACAGCTGAATGAAGAGAACAACCAGTTCGGTTCTGGTAAATTTGAGCAGCCCACATTGTAATGCATTTTTCAGCCTCAAAGTTCTCGCACATATTCATGACTTTATTACTTACCTTGCATTTATTTATTCCATTCCATACTTTGTGTATGGGAGATGATATACCAAACATCTCACTTTCTAAAGCTTGTCGAGCTGTCCATCTCTGTTGTGGACATGCAATGAGCAACCCTTTAACCATAGATCCTAATGGTCCAACCCTAAATTTAGATACTTGTCTAAAAAGAAATTCTAGAGCCTCTTTGTCTTTTTGCGCTTTTAGTTGTTTTCCAGTAAAAAGCTCGTAAAAAACAACTCCTATAGACCAAGCATCAGCTGGAAATCCATAAGGTTTTTTTGCAACAACCTCTGGTGCACGATACGTTACTGTTGCAATCTTTCCAGTATGAGTACCTTTTGTACAAATTCCTGTAAAAACTTTAGATAATGTAAAATCTGCTAGAACAGCATTCATCTTTTCGTCAAGAAGAATATTTTCAGGTTTGATATCACGATGAATTATACCATTTTCGTGTAGAAAAATAACAGCTTCTAAAAGTTGAGTTGCTATTCGGCGTCTATCATAAAAACTTAACATTTTTATTTTTAAAGCATCATATAGATCAAGGTTATACTTTTTCATAATTACACCAAAAGTTTGATCATCGTCGTCAAGAACAATCATGTCTTCTATATTCATTATACCAACTCCACTTCCTTTTACGATTTGTAATATTGAAATTTCTCTAAGAGCTCCAAGATCCAAATCAGAACATGATCGTTCATACTTTTTAAATGCAAAAATTTCTCCATCATCTCGTTTAACAGAATAAACTGTGCCAAATGTACCAGAACCCAATTTTTCTCCTTCTTCATAAATTCTTCCTGAGGTAGACTGCATTTCTCTTTTATCAGATAAATGTTTGCTTAAATTTCAATTTTCTTTAGTATCTTATTTAGAAAGTTTGAAAATAATAAAAAGAAAAGTTCCTACAATTTGAATCCATAAAGTAACAACCGCAACTTTGCTGATTGTTAAATTACTATTCTTTCTACAACCGATACTAGGAATATTTACTTTCGCATTGAAAGAAAATTGTGTCAACCATATAAACCCCTATAAAACTAACTACACACAAAAATATGTAAAATTAATTAAGCAAAAAGTATTTTTAACTCTATTTTATATTGTATCGCCAAAATCATTATCATTTGGTTCTAAATCAAAGTCTCTTGTTTGCTTTATTCGATTTATATTATCTTCTTTCCGCTTCCGAGTAGAAAAATCATATTTCTCTCGATTATTTGAGTTTTTAGAAAGATAAAAGTAAAGATCTATTATCACAACAAAGATTAGTATAATTATCAAAAGAGAAATAGTATTTTGAATTTCTTTTTTAGTTAAAATGATATATACCAAATATCCAAGAAATAAACAAACAACAATATGTAAAATAAATACATAATTTTTATGATCCATTATTTATTAAATGGCAAGAGAATACTGAAAAAAATTATCTATCTTTTCTATTTGTAGCTAGAAAGTAAAGTATGAATTAATCTTTCTTGTTCAGGTACTCTCACAACGCAACCATTTTTCTTCCAAGTTACCTCTATCTCTTAAATATTTTTCTATCTGAGAATCCATAAAAGTTTTTATTATAAATTTAATATATTATTTTAATAGAAAATAATATAAAATTAATTGTTTACTTGTTCTTAGATTTATGAGTTCCATAATTTACTGAACCATTTGTAGGTGTAGGCGATTGAACGGATGTAGAATTTGTAGGTGATTGAACGGATGTAGAATTTGTATGCGATTGAATGGATGTAGAATTTGTAGGTGATTGAACGGATGTAGAATTTGTATGCGATGGAACGGATGTGGAATTTGTAGGACTTTGAACGGATGTGGAATTTGTAGGACTTTGAACGGATGTAGAATTTGTAGGACTTTGAACGGATGTAGAATTTGTAGACGATTGAATGGATGTAGAATTTACATCAGTAGCACTTTGGACAGATGATGAATTTGGAGTAGATGAAAAGAATTGACAAAATTGGTTAAATAAAGAAGACATTTTATATTAGAAAGTTATCTTTATAAATTTGATTTAGAAATAATAAGTTTTAAAATATAAAAACTTCGTAAAAATCTTGTAATAATTTTTACTTCTTATGTCCTACAATAAATATAAGCTTTTCATTGAAACTAATATTATCTTCTAATTCTGCATCTAGAATAGATAAACCATCAATCATTTCTTGTTCTGAACACATACTAAATACACTCCAAGTTTTATTCTTGATAAATGATAACCACTCTGCTTTTTCAAGAGTAACAGGTAATGTTGTGATCTCAATTGAAACATCAAATCCTGATTCTTTCATAGATAATACTACATTTTCATATGGTGTTTGTGTCAACTTCCAAAAATGATGAATTCTCTCAAAAAACGGATAATTTGTCTCCACAGGTCGTGATATAATCACTACTCTACCATCTTTATTAAGTTGTTGATATATTCCAGAAAAAACATTAGATAATATAGAAATATCTATATGATGAATCATTTCTTTCATTAATAAATGAGAATAATTCATTTCTTCTGGTGAAATTCTAGAAAAATCATTCGCATTTATACACATTGTTTTTGTTATGTTACATTGTGTTGACGCTACATTTAACCACTCAATATATGGGTCAACACCTATGCATTCTTTAATATGTGTAATATATGATACAAACTTATTTATAAAGAAACCATTACCACATCCTAAATCTACTATACGTATTGGTAAGGAATATAATTCGAACGCAAAAAATTTTTTAAGAGAATTTATCACCCATTCTTCGTAAGAAGATTTAAGAAAAAATAGACAATCAGAATTGTATACATTTACGACATTTTGATAATGTGTATCTATTACTTCGTTTCTCATATGATTACTTATATTGTAACATATTATTTAAGTTTATATTTTTTTTATGATTTAAATAATTCATTACATTCAAATATAATGACTATTATAAGTCACATAAACTATGAAATTCCGAATTTATATGCATCGTCTAGATATGACACAAATTGTCTTCACTTTGCTAAACTTTTTAGAGGAAATAAACCTATTGGAAACTGGATGCCTAATTCAACACATATGCACGCTGAGCATAATGCGCTTCGAGCCTTGCGAAACCAAAAAAATAGAAAAAATAATCGGCTCACCATGGTCGTGCTAAGATTTGATAGATCTCTTGAAAATCTTCTTATGTCAAGACCTTGTTCTAGGTGCATTGAGTTATTGCAAAATAATTGCATTCGCACAGTTGTTTACAGTAACAATTTAGGTGGTTTGATTAAGGAAAATACTAACCAAATCATTCATAAACCGAGCAGTATGGCATGTAACATTCCTATACATGGAAGAGTCGTTTCTTTCTCTAAATTTAAAGAAATGCCTCCAAGGACACCCATTTGTTATTAATAATAAGACTTTCTAATGAGTTTAAACTCTCGGTTTTACTTTATCCAGCAACAAAAACAAGATAACGATCATCTGTATTGTCAAAACACATACTTATTGTTGAGTTTTCATCTAATAACTTTGTATCCTCGTCGTATATTTTAACTACTGAAAAAGTTGGATTACCATGCCATTGGTTATTTTTTGTTAAAACCATTTTACAAAGCTCACCTATTGTTGTGTTCTCTTGAACATCAAAACAAAAGGGATATGACTCGTGTGGAGATAATGACCATCTTAAAAATATAAGCATTTTTTATTAAATACTTCATTTCTCTAAGTTAATAAATAACACAAAATTTGTGTTATTTAGATAAAGAATATTTTGAATTAAAAATCATCAAAATAATGTCTTTCATAATTAAGATACAAGTTACTACCTTTAGGTATTTTTAAATGTATTGTGTTATCATTTACATCTCTTGGTGTTGAAAGTTCAGGTGTAGATGGTGTATTTGGTTCATCAACTTCAAAAAAATTAACATATATGCTTTTTCTTCTTTCAGATAAAGTAGGAGTTATAGGAAGAGGTTCTATAATGTCAGAAGAAGTATCGTATGGTGTCATTACAAGTTCATAAATACAACTTAGATTGTTATTTTCTTGTTTATTAGATTCTTTCTTACTACGTTCTATCATTTCACAATTATTCTTTGATTTTCTATTACAACAACAGTGCATTTATATATTTATATAAATATATAAATTTATTTTAAAATATTAATTTCATAAAATTAAAGATGTTTGCGGCATATAGGACACGATACTTGTCGAAATTTAACTATTTTAAGTACACATTCTTCACAAGTAACGTGTGTTGTATGACAAGGCCATTCTAAGACATCTTTTTCTTCTAAACAAACCACACATTCTTGCTTTTGACTTGATAGTATAAACTGAGCAGGGACAATAACTAGGTAGTCTGATTCATCTTCAGATATCTCTTCATTATCATAATTATATATATCATCATTATAATTATATATATTATCATAATTATAATCATAAAATATATCATCATACATTAATATATCATCTTCTCTTTGTATTTCTGTTTCTGGATAACAAAGTAATTCAATTCCTAAAAATACTTGCCTCGGATTTTGAATACATTCATCAATTTCATTATATATCTGAAAATTTTTTTGATATCTTGATAAATATCTGTCTTTGTCAAATAATATTCCATGCCTTTGGATTCCAACTTGCCTAGTCTTTTCGGATTTTAAGCCAAGATCTTCAATTTGGAAACATATATTTTCAATATATTCGAATCTTTCTATATGTTCCTCTGTTAGAACTGTACTTGTTGCTTCCAACTCATATTTGTACATTCGCATACTATCGCGATACTCTACCGTTTTACGCGCTAAATATCCAAATCCTTTGTCAATATTATTATTTTTTAAATCTATGGCTTCCTGTCGCCATTGCAGTGCTCTGTTTTCAGCATGTGTAGATATTATTGATGGTTTTGGAGCAACAATCAAATTCCCCGTTCCATATTCCCAAATATCAGGATGATGACAACAGATCATATCGAGACATGGATCAAAAAATAAAAACGACGAAAAACATGGATGAATTATAGCTCCGTATAATTCACGGTTTCTGCGTCTGTCTCGCAATGTTTGA